CAAGGGCGTGAAGCCTGAATTTATACTTGATACTGTATCAAGGGAAAAGTGTACTATCGTATGGCTTCTTGTGCCTTGGGCGCAGGATATCCTTGACGCTATCGACAGCGGCGAGGTGACACTTTCAAAGTATGAGCTTTCACAGTGGAGGCTTATGCACATAGGCGCACAGCCTGTTCCGCCGTCACTTATTGCACGTTGGAAAAAGGTTTTTCCTAACCACAAATATGACACTAACTATGGCCTTAGCGAATCTATAGGTCCTGGCTGTGTACACCTTGGTGTGGATAACATTGACAAGGTAGGTGCAATAGGCAAGGCAGGCTTTGGCTGGAAGGTCAAGATAGTTGATGATAAGGGCAACACTGTAAAGCGTGGCGAAGTGGGCGAGCTTTGCGTAAAAGGTCCTGGCGTTATGACCTGCTACTACAGAGATCCAAAGGCGACGGCTGAAACTCTCAAAGACGGCTGGCTTTTCACGGGCGACATGGCTCAGGAGGACGAGGACGGATTTATTTACCTTGTTGACCGTAAAAAGGACGTTATTATAAGTGGTGGAGAAAATCTTTACCCTGTACAGATAGAAGACTTTTTGAGAAGTCATGACGCTATCAGGGACGTGGCAGTAATTGGTTTGCCTGACCAGCGTTTGGGCGAGATAGCGGCGGCAATAATCGAACTAAAGCCAGACCACCCATGCACAGAGGAAGAGATAATGGCGTTTTGCCAGAAGCTTCCGAGATACAAGCGTCCGCACAAGATAATTTTTGCAGACATACCGAGAAACCCGACGGGCAAGATAGAGAAGCCAAAGCTCAGGAAGATATACTGCGGAGAGAGCCTTGTGGCAAAGCAGAATCACGGATAAAAAGTAAAGAGGGGTAACGAAAATGGGACGAGAAGTAGTATTTGCCAACATACGAAAAAGAATGATAGCAATGATAGTTGGCGGTGTGATACTCACGCTAATGGGTGGATTTATCTCATTTGCGGCGGTAGTAGCCGGTGAATACAGCGTATTGATACTTGGACTTTTTGCGCTTACGCCTGGTGTTATATTTCTTATATTTGGTACGTCACGGAGGACGCACCCTGAAAAGAGCGGCATATTCAAAGCCAATCCCGATCTTTTACAGCAGGCTGACGAGCTTTACGCCAACATACAATATCAGGACGATTATATTATCGTATCCGACAGGGTGCTTGCCAACAAGAAAGTGCCATTTCAGATGTGCTGGCGAGAGGAAGCCTACGGCATTTACCAGCACACAGCGAGTATGAATTTCATCAGCTACACCAACGAGATAATCGTCTGCACGAAGCACAAGAAGAATGTACTGCGTTTTAACGTATATGCCAAGGGCAAGGACACTGCCATGGGGCTTATGCAATTTCTTTCCCAATGTTGTCCCAACGCAATGGTAGGCTACACTCCTGAAACGCTTGCATATGTTAAGGAGATGCAGAGGCGTGCTCAGCAATAGATAATGGACAAGCTCTTTGTGCTTAAATTTGCACAAAGGGCTTGACTTTTTTTGTGATTACTTGTATAATAGTATAGTTGACATAAGGAGATGTACCCAAGTGGCTGAAGGGTCCGCACTCGAAATGCGGTAGTACGGCAAAACCGTAGCGAGAGTTCAAATCTCTCCATCTCCGCCAAACGAACAAAAACCACCGTATTTACGGTGGTTTTCTTTTGTATACACGATTTTTACACGATTGTGTTCAATATCTTCACCGCACGTTCTTCCTCTCGTGGGTAGAGGTGTGAGTAGGTGTTCCATGTCATTGATATGTTGGAGTGACCTAAACGCCGTGCTATCTCCTGAATGTTTATGCCCTCATTGGCGAGCAAAGAAGCGTGGCTGTGACGGAAGTCATGAATACGGATACGTTTGACACCTGCCAAGTCTGCAAACTTCTTATTTGTCTTTTCAAGGGACGTGTCACGGATAGGACGCTCACCGCCGCAGATGTACATATCATCACTGAACTTTGGTACTGCTTTCTTACAGCGTTCGTAATGTTCTGACAGCACTGCTCTTAACGGCTCTGGTATCTGTATCGTACGTATGCTTGGCTTGTTCTTTGGCGGCGTGATACGATCACCGCCTTTGAGCTTCTGAGCGATGCTCTTGGTGATGGATATGTAGCCGTCTTTTATATCCGTCCATTGCAGAGCGTATATCTCGCCTTTTCGCATACCCATGTAAAATGCTATGTTGAAAAATACATAGTAGTTCCATTCGTACATTGAGCCGCCGTCCTCTGCTTCCTGAGCATAATTCTTAGCTGCCAATATGTATTTCTTGAACTCGTCAGGCGTGTAGAAAAGCATTTCTTTCTTGGCTTCAAGGGGCACTTTGAAGTTGCCTGCGGTGATAACGGGGTTTTTCGGAATGTATTCCATTTTCACAGCATAGTTCATCATTGCACGAAATTCGCCATAAATGTTCTTTCGAGTGACGATAGCCAATCCCTGTTCTGAAAGCTCCTGTTTCCACTTCTGCACCATTGGTACGTTCAGATTATCTATCCTCACGCTTTCAAAGGTGGGCAGGACGTTCTTTTTCAGTATTCTTAGGGACTTGTCCAGTGATGTTTCACGGACCTCTGAACACTTGGCGGTGATGTACTCCGTGAACAGCTGTCCGATAGTCATTTTTGGAGCTATCTCTTTAGCATTGAGCTTTTGTGTAAGCTGCAATTCCAGCTGCTTAGCCGTCTCTGCACCGAACGCCACACGGTCTATCTGATGAGGCTTTCCGAAACTGTCCGTATAATTGATACGCACACGATATTTTTGCAGACCGTCTTTTCTGATGTTCTTTCCGTTCTTGTCCGTCATTTTGTAGATCGGCATAAATATTCCTCCTATTCTTGACACTTCTAAAAAAGTGTGCTACAATAAAAGGGCAGAATAAGCCCTTTTGTGGTGATTGGGTTTTGTTCGTTTTGAGCTGATACTGGTAGTATCCGCTCTGCTCGCCTCTGAGTGTTGGTAGCACTTGGGGGCGAGATTTTTTTATTTGCTATTTTTATCAATAAACCTGGATGTTTTAGCCAAGTAATCAGGCATTGGCATTTGTATTGCAAAGCAGCCAGAAGTAGAGCAAGATGAATGCAATGAAATATTATCAATGCTTAAGTATTCCGATAAGTCTTTAAGCGACTTTTTTAGCTTGCTTATGGGAAGTTGCGGCGTATACAAAAACTCGAATGATGCTGAATTTTGCTTGTATAAAACATCTATCTTTTCTAGTTTTAGAACTACATCAAAAGTCATTTTATAGTAGCAGACTATATACTCGGCATTTTCTTTCAAGAACTTTTTACAAATACTAGGGTATTCATCAAGTGCGTCTATCATTGTAGCTTTTTCTGCATATTTAGGGGTAGAATAAATTTGAAAGCTGTTGGTTTCGGTAACTGGTTGCTTTGCTTTGGAAGAAGGATTATGCTCTTGTAAATGCTCTTCCTTTTTGAGACGCATTTTTATTTTGCTTGTTCTTTTGGTCATACGGGACAAAACATTTCTGTCCCATAGCTCTATTCCATTAACTTTTGCTAACTGTTTTGCTGGCTCAGTAAAGTATTGATTTGTCATAACAACGCCTTTGTTACAACCATAATATGCAAGTCCACCAATTACTTCTTGTATAGGTTTATTGTCAAGTTTGTGGCTATAGCATTTACATTGTATTGCATATTTTCGCATACCTTTTCTTGCAATAATGTCGACGCCATAGTCTCCAGAGCCTTGTGTAACTTTTACGTCATAAAAGCCGTTCATCTTCAAGATATCAGCACAAGCAAATTCGAATCTATGACCTTCCATATTATCAAGCTGAGACATTGTATATTTTCGATTAAAAAATCCGAATATTTTGAGAATAAGAAGTATGCCAATAACCGATAAAATGATTATTTTGGCTTTAGTAGAGAGATGTGTTTTGGCTAAATTAAAAATAGTAAATACAATACAAGCTAATATTGTGTAGCCAAACATAGTGGCGATACAGCCTGGCTCTGATTTGCGTTTCTTTTTACCCATATACGTTTCTCCTAATTGATATTTGAAGTATCAGCAGGAAGTTATCCTCTTGGACTTAATCTGGAAGTTTTGCTATACCAATAACTCTGCCAATACAAACTATTTCGCCGTTTTCAGGAAGAATGTCTGGATAATCTGGATTATGTGAAATAAGGCGATTACTACCTTTTTCTTTTATGTAACCCGCACCATTCTGACGGAACAATCCAATTTCACCAACAGGAACATCAGAATCGGTGGCTATATATACAATACTGCCGTCACTAATCGTAGGCTCCATGCTGTGTCCATCAACTTCAACTGCAAAATCCGCTTCATGGGCTTCTGGGGTATCTATTACTTCAATTTCTCTCCATACATCTGAATTGCTCAAATCATATCCACAGCCTGCCGAAGCTTTATTCACGTTAAAGCGCTTGAATGTGATTGTTTTAGACTTGTTTCTATTTGTTTCTGTGCAACGTTTATACTCTATATCTAGTATACTTTCCACAGCTTTTTTACCATGTTCGTCAAGAGCATGGTATTTTTTTGTGATTTCTTTTATTACCATGTCTAGTAGCGAAGTAGACATTGACTCCATTCCTAGATTTGCAGGTTTAAACTGAGTACATGATTCATCAGTGTAAACTGCATAAGTATTTCCTTTGTATGAATCAATAATCAGGTAAAAAGTGTGATCGTCTTCACAGTGAAATTCAATAGCTATTCCGTCACTTTTATAAGTGCCAAAGTCCACAGGTTTTATTCCTATAAAATGCGTACAGTCATAACCGCATACAGGACATTCGATAATATATTCATCATCCAACTCATGTGGTATAAAATTAAGTTTTAAGTCTTCACTTTTCAAGTAATATTCTGGAACATTTAGAAAATCTGCAATTTGAGAAATGTATTTCAGATATGATTGATTTTTACCTGATTTCCATTGTGAGAAAGTACTTTTATCTAAGCCTAAATAATCTGTAAGTTGTTTTTGCGTGATTTTTTTATAGTTCATCAAATCACAAATCTTGTCTATAATTGACATAATATCAACCTCACTTTTGTATAAAATGACAAAGTTGAGAAAATATCAAACAAAACCATTGACAATTTAGAAAATATCAACTATACTAATCTCAGTTGATGCAAACTCAACAATAAAAGGTGACAGCGTTGATAGAGTCGGTGGTTTATAATATTTAAACTTTGTTTTCTATATAGTATCATATTTCATCAACTTTGTCAACCCAATTTTATTATGATTGTAGGAGGTGACAAATTATGTTTGATGATTTTAAGCAAAAAGTCAAAATGATTGCGAAATCAAAGTGCTTAACGTATGCTCAAATAGCTGAGAAATCAGGTGTAAAGGAAAGCACAATTAAAGCGTTTATGTGCGGCGCAACTGACAGCAGGCGTGTTGCTGAAAAAATAGCAGATGTCTTAGAAGTGAAAATTGTTTATTGCAATGGTGATTATAGTATCACCACTGAGAAAGGACAGATGACTAATGAATGAACTAATCAAAATCAGTTATGAAAATGCTGAACGCCCAACAGTATCGGGCAGGGAACTACACGAGGCACTTGAAGTCAAGACCGCTTATAAAGACTGGTTTCCGAGAATGTGTGAATACGGATTTACGGAGGGTGAGGATTTCAACCCGCTCAAAAATGAGCAGGTTCGTACTGAGGGAAACAGGCAGGTAAGTCGTGAACTTACCGACCACCAACTTACAATCCCAATGGCAAAGGAGATCTGTATGTTGCAGAGAAGTGAAAAAGGAAAGCAGTTCCGTCAGTACTTCATAAGAGTTGAAGAAGCGTGGAACAGTCCTGAGATGATTATGAAAAGGGCTTTGGAAATTGCCAATGAAAAGGTAAAAGCTCTGCAAGTAAGTGTTTCACAGCTTACTGTTGATAAACAGATTATGCAACCGAAAGCTGATTACTTTGATGAACTCGTGGACAGAAATCTGTTGACGGGAATAAGAGAAACAGCTAAGGAACTTAAAGTCAAGCAAAATACTTTTGTGAATTTCCTGCTTGATAAAAAGTATCTTTACAGAGATAAAAAGGGCAAGCTTATGCCATATGCAAAGCCCATGGAGAACGGCTTGTTTGAAGTCAAGGAGTTTTCTAATGAGAAAACAGGTTTTTCAAGCACGCAGGTGTTTATTACGCCTAAAGGAAAAGAAACGTTCAGACTGTTATTGCTTTAATATAATAAATGATTTAGAGGAGGCACAAAAAATGAAAATTTACAAAGTCACAACGATAGACCAGTTTCACGATAAAAGGGTGTTCACAGTAGCTGCAAAGAGTCAGTACGAGGCTCTGACAAAGGCAAGTGTTAGCCCTCGTGAAACTGTCTTGACAATCGAGGAGGTGGACTAAATGAGATCACCTGACATTGAAACAGCGGTGCGGCTGTACTATGAAAAGCCCGAAATAACCAATGCGGATATCAAGGAGCTGTTCGGCACAGGTGAAACGCAGACTATCAAGATCAAGAGAGCCGTTAAGGAGGAAATGGCAAAGCGTGGCGTGAAGTCATGGCTGCCACACTCGGTCAATACCGAGATAGCCTACGAGGTGTGGGGCATTGATATCGACAACTTTGAGAAAAGGCTTAAAAAGCTCCGCACGCTTTACGGAAAGGACGTGAGAAAATGTTAGCCGTACTAGAGATAATCAGATGTGCCGCAGCGGTAGCGCTCGTGGTGGTGCTTGCAATGTATGTAGCATACAGGTGGTATGTAAGCGTAAAAGAAACTGCCTACGAGGAAGCTGAGGAGAGCATTAAGCGTGCAGTGAGAGAAGCAGGCAGACCCATAGTCAAGGTCGAAGTTGAAATGAAAGGAAAGTGGTAAAATGGCGTTGATACTGCTGATAACAATAGCTGTGCTTGCAGGGATAGATGTAGTGATGTATCTTGTGCTGAGCGTGGCGGATAGGCACTGGGAGAAACGTTTTGAAAATGAGGAGGATAAGAACAATGAAAGTTCTGATAGCCTGTGAAGAATCACAAGAGGTCTGCAAGGCATTTCGTGCAAAAGGTCACGAAGCGTACAGCTGCGACATTCAGATGTGTTCAGGCGGTCACCCTGAATGGCATATCTTAGGCGACGCTCTGGCTGTTATCAACGGCAATGCAGATTTTACCACTTGTGACGGACAGACACATACGGTAGGCAAATGGGATTTGCTGATAGCTCATCCGCCGTGTACATATCTTAGCAACGCAGGGGCAGTACGGCTGTACAAAAAAATTAATGAAAAAAGATACATTGATCTTGAAAGATTTGAAAATGGACAAGACGCAAAAGAATTTTTCCTGAAATTTATTCATGCACCTGTTGAAAAAATAGCTGTTGAAAATCCAATCCCGTCTGGAGTATATCGGTTGCCGAAATATACGCAGACTATACAGCCATATGAATATGGACACCCATACAGCAAAAAAACGTGTTTGTGGCTGAAAAATCTGCCTAAATTGACACCGACAAATGTTGTTAAACCCATATGTTCATGGGTATCAGGCGGTAGCAAAAAGGCGGACGGCACTGCACGTACAAACTGCGGAATGGTTCGTAACAGCAAGACAAGATCCAAAACATTTCCAGGCATAGCACAAGCAATGGCTGAACAATGGGGAAAGATTGAGGAGGACGAAAACGATGATAGTGATGAGAGAGGTATTTAAGAGGGACAAGCCCCTTGACAACGGCAGTGGAGCGGTAAGCCTTTGCGTGTTCCATTCAAATGTCAAGCCTGACGAATGCGGTGCGCTGACAGTAACGCCAACGAAGGATTACTGCCGCAGATGTGCGTTCTACAAGACCCGTGAGGATTTCGACAGAGGGCTTGGCGATGCCGCAAGGTCGCTCCGTGAGAAAGGGATTGAACCTGTGAAGAAGATGGACTATGACGGCAAGCAGTATATGAGCGTAAGACTTATTGGAAAGGAGAATGACGATGATAACGAAAGAGGAGTTTGAAGAGGCGGTAAACTGCTGTACAGGATTTACTGTTAGTTGCGAAAATTGTCCGCTAAGCGAAAAAGATTTTAAGTGTGGTGTGTATTTGGCAGAGTACCTAAAAGAAAACGAGCCTGCACCTGCGGCAACAGGCACAAGCTCGGAGATATTGAAAAATATCAATTCAACACACCTTGATGATAGCACAAAATCGGATATATGTCAAGCATATGATACCGTAGACGAAGCCTGTACAGATATAATCGATATCTACGAAGGAATGTCGGCATGTGAGCGTAGAGCTTTTGATATCGGAGAAGTGTACGGAAAAATATGCAGCACAAGGGATAAGCTTGAAAATATGAGAGGCGGTGACGACAAATGAAAAGCTTACCGACACGCTGCATAGACCCTGTAATGAAAGACTGTCAGGAATGCAGGTACGGTCACGTCATATATGGTGATGATGTGGAATGCTATGCCGACCTAGCAGGCTGCTGCTTTGACACGGTATGCACACTTGGATATGATAAAGGCAGACCAGAGGACGAACCAACAGAAGATGAAATAAGACAATTTGAAAAAAAGAAATGAGGAGATCTGAATGTCAGTAAAAATAAACTCACTTGAATTTGAGAACGTAAAGAAGATAAAGGCGGTACAGCTTGAGCCTGCAAAGAATGGGCTTACTGTTATCGGCGGTAAGAACAGGCAGGGCAAGACCTCTGTCCTTGACGCTATCGCTTGGGCGCTTGGCGGTGACAAGTATAAGCCGTCCTCTCCTCAGCGTGAGGGGTCTGTTGTCGAACCGCACTTGAAGATCACCCTCGACAACGGAATCGTGGTGGAGCGTTCGG